CCCGGCCGCCTGGCCGTGTACGAGGGGTGAGTACCATGCACGACAACCTTTTCTACGCGATCGGCATCGCCGCCGACGCGCACAACGGACAGAAGGACAAGGCCGGCATGGCCTACATCCTGCACCCCCTGACCGTGATGCACACGGTGGCCAAGCAGCTACCAAACGACATCGACGCGCAGTGCGCAGCGGTGCTGCACGACGTCGTGGAGGACACCTTCCACAGCCTCAACACGCTACGCGCGGCCGGCGTGTCGGAGCGCTCACTGCAGCTCGTGGAAGCGCTCACCAAGCGCGAGGGCGAAGACTACGGCGCCTACCTGGACCGGGTCATTGCCGCGGGTGTCGAGGCGAAGATCATCAAGCTCGCGGACGTGCTGCACAACCTGCATCCCGATCGCCTGTCGCAGCTCAGAGAAGAGCGGCGCCAGGTTCTGGAACCCAGGTATCAGCGGGCGATCCGGCGGCTCTCTGGAATACCCGAGCAATAACAATGGTTATTGACAGACACTTCACAACTGTGATGAAATCTCTCTTGTCGACGGAGCAGTCGACACCGACCCGGCGGCACCGGGCGCTCCAGAAGGACGCAACATGAAGCTCGAGATCCTAATCAAGTCTGTGTACGGCAACACGCTGTACTACCCGCTCAACGACGCTGCCAAAGCGCTTGCGAAGCTGACCGGCAAGAAGACGTTTTCTGCCGCTGACTTGCGCATCGCCTACAACGAGCTTAATTTCGAGATCGACTACGTCGACGCCGCGTCTTTCCTGAAGCCTGAGCTGCTGATCGCTGCCTGACCGGAGACCCAACATGAACCTCGCAAACGTAGTGATGATCGCCGAAGGCGCCCTGCCTGCCGACAGCGAAGAGCAGTACATCGAAGCCTGGCAGCAACTGATCGACACCGGCCTGTGCTGGAGGCTGCAAGGCTTCTTCGGCCGCACGGCCCAGCACCTGATCGAACAAGGCATCTGCAGCCCCGCCAACTGAGGAGACCCGACATGCCCCGCGTGATTTTCAACAAGCTCCTCGGCGGATGGCTCATCGTCCGCGGCCCGCACCAGACCCCGATCGGCGGCCGCTTCGAGTCCCGCGCCGCTGCCCTCGCCCACCTCAACCGCGCTCGCTAAGGAGACCGCCATGTCCGCATACCTCGTTCCCGACTACCACATCAACGCCCTCGTGAGCTGGGCCGCCGGCAAGCACGGCTCCAACGCCGTCAGCTACTACTGGGGCGGCCGCCGTCGCGACCTGCGTGGCGACGAGAAGCGCATCGCCTCGGTGCTCTACGCGCAGAACGTGCGCAGCGTCAACAGCCGCTACAAGGAGCACGACCCGGCGCACGGCTTCGCGTTCAAGCTGGTGGCCAACATGCTCAACCCGATCGACGTGATCAAGGGCTGCCACGGCTACGGCTACCAGGCCTGCGAGACCGACGACTGGGAGCAGACCGAAGCGCACGCCATCATCGATGGCATCACCCAGTCCGCCATCCGCTCCCTGCCCGGCTACGAAGACAGCCGCGCTTGGTGCATCGGCGGCCCCAACTTCAACCTGAAGGAGGCAGCATGAACAAGCTCAACATCAAGGCCACCAGCATGTCCGTCATGCACGGCCACCCGCTGGACCGCCGCGGCTGCTACATCGACGTCACGCTGCACCTCAGCGACGACCAGATCAAAAACGCTCTGCACGAGCTGATCAGTTCGCTGCGTTTCTCGGAGGTCGAGCACATGCTGCGCAGCGAGTTCCCCGAGCTGTTCGAAACCGCTTGACCAGCATCACAATGCTGATATACTGACAACGTCAGAGACGACACGTTTTTCAACCACTCCGAAAGGACGACATCATGCAAGCAGTCACTCTCTCTGAGCTCATCGCAGCTCGCATCGCCGCCAAGCGGATCGAAGACGAGGCCATCGCCGAGCGCCGCGCCGTCGACAAGGCCATCGCCGACATGCTGAAGGACCCGGCCAAGCCCGAGGGCTCCATCAGCCAGCGCACCGAAGGCTGCAAGGTGACGGTCACCTACAAGATCGACCGCAAGGTCGACGCCGCCGCCCTGACCAAGGGCTGGGACAAGCTGTCCGGCGGCGCCCAGGCCGCCTTCAAGTGGAAGCCCGAGGTCTCCGTCTCTGAGTTGCGCAAGCTGGAGCCCGCCGACGCCGCCGCTGCTGCCGTGTTCATCACCAGCAAGGAAGCCAGCCCCTCGATCACGATCGAAGCGGTCTAACTTCAGCTCCACCCGGGCAGCGCGAGCTGCCCATTTTTTCAACTGCCTGGAGACGACATGGCAATCACCCTCACTTCCACCAAAGACAGCGCCGCGCTCAACGGCCTGAAGTTCCTGGTCCACGGCCCTGCGGGCGCCGGCAAGACTTCGCTCTGCGCCACCACTGGCGAGCCCACCGTGATCATCAGCGCAGAATCTGGCCTGCTGTCACTGCGTGGCGTTGACATCCCGGTCATCGAGGTCAAGACCCTGGACCAGCTCTACGAGGCCTACGACTTCGTGACCAACACCGAGCAGGGCCAGGCCTTCAAGTGGGTCTGCCTGGACTCCATCTCGGAGATCGCCGAGGTGGTCTTGAACCACGAGAAGAAGGTCGCGAAGGATCCGCGCCAGGCCTACGGTGCGCTGGCCGAGAAGATGACGGATCTGATCCGCGCCTTCCGCGACCTGCCCGGCCGCAACGTGTACTTCTCCTGCAAGCAGGAGCGCGCCAAGGACGAGCAGTCGGGCGCGATGCTGTACTACCCCGCCATGCCCGGCAACATGCTCAAGCAGGGCGTCGGGTACTTCTTCGACTTCGTGTTCGCCATGCGCATCGAGAAGGATGCGGACGGCAACCCGACCCGCTGGCTGCAGACCAGCCGCGACTACAACTACGAGGCCAAGGACCGCTCCGGCAGCCTCGAGATGTTCGAGTCCCCCGACCTGTCGGCAATCGCTGCCAAGGTCATTTCCACCACCGCCAAGTAACTCCTGAAAGGACACCCATCATGGCGCAATTTGAGTTCAACACCGACAGCGTTGAGAAGCGCGAGAACAGCTACGAGCTGCTGCCCGCAGGCTGGTACACGGCACAGGTCACCGAGTCGGAGATCGTGCCCCTGAAGTCTGGCAACGGCAAGGCCCTGAAGCTCACCATCGAGGTGCTGCAGGACGGCTACCGCGGCCGCAAGGTGTGGGCCCGCCTGAACGTGCGGCACACCAACCAGCAGGCCGAGAGCATCGCTCAGCAGCAACTGCGCGAGCTCTGCGAATCCATCGGCCTGGCCCGCTTCAACGACACGGTCGAGCTGCACAACAAGCCGATGCAGATCAAGGTCAAGGTCCGCAAGGACGAGACCGGCCAGTACGAGGACCAGAACGAGGTCAGCGGCTTCAAGCCTGCGGCCGGTGGTGCAGCGCCCATGGCTGCTGCCGCCCCGTCCCGCCCCGCTGCGCCTGCAGCCAACGCACCCGCGGCTGGCGCAGCCGTGCCCCCGTGGCAGAAGCGGGCGGCCTGATCATGAGCAAGATCCCGCCCATCCTGTCGATCAAGATGGTGCCTGCCGGCGTCGAGCTCGTGCTCGCCGCCCTCGGCAAGCTGCCATACGACCAGAGTGCTGGACTGATCGCGGAGATCCGCGGCCAGGCCGAGTACCAGCTCCAAACCCTGGAGTCTCAACCCCAACCCGCTGAAGAAGGAGAACCGCAGCAATGAGCACCCGTATCTACGCCGTCGAGGGCCCGCAGGGCTTCCACCTCGTGGAGGCCGGCACCAAGGTCGGCGCCCTGCGACACGTCGCAGAGAAGCACTTCACCGTCTCGGTGGCCAACCAGAAGACCCTGGTGGCCGCCATGAAGGACGGCGTCGCGATCGAGACGGCAGGCGCCGACGAGAACCCGTCCACGCCATGACCCGTGTAGGCCCGCAAGGGCCTGCAGCGGTGAGGGGCCGGCCGGGGAGGGCCGCCCCGCGCGCCAGTAACAGGCCCCTCACCCCTGCAACGACACAAGGAGTGTTCCCACATGGCCACAGTGCCCGAACCCATACACACGACCGTCGCGACGATCTACCGGGCCTACGAGTCCGACGCAGGCGACGGCCACCGCCCGCACCTGGGCGCATCCCTGATCGGCCACGCCTGCGAGCGCTACCTGTGGCTGACCTTCCGCTGGGCCGGATCGAAGAAGCATTCGGGCCGGATGCTGCGCCTGTTCAAGGCGGGCCAGGACTTCGAGCCCCGCATCGTGGCCGAGCTGCGCCGCATCGGAGTCGAGGTCCACGAGACCGCGCCCGACGGTAAGCAGTGGCGCGTGTCCGCTGTCGGCGGTCACTTCGGAGGCAGCATGGACGGCGCCGCACGAGGCTTCCCCGAGGCGCCCAAGGCCTGGGCCGTCGTCGAGTTCAAGACGCACAACGCGAAGTCGTTTGCGGCCCTGAAGGATGGCGTGCAGAAGTCCAAGCCGCAGCACTGGGCTCAGATGCAAACCTACATGGGCATGACCGGCATGGCCCGCGCCATGTACATCGCCGAGAACAAGGACACCAGCGAGCTCTACGCTGAATGGGTCCACTTCGACGAGGTCGAGTTCGCCAAGATCATGGCCCGCGCCGAGCGCGTGATCACTGCGGCCGAACCGCCGCTTCGGTGCTCAAACGACCCGAGCTGGTACGTCTGCAAGATGTGCGACTTCCACAGCCTGTGCCACGGCGAGGAGGCACCCGACGTCAACTGCCGGACCTGCGCGCACAGCACGCCCGTGGTCGAAGGCGAGGACGGCAAGTGGAACTGCCGCGAGTTCGGCGAGGTGGGCCTGATCGCCCAGCGCGAGTCGCACCGTTGCAGCACGCACCGCTACATCCCCATCCTGCTCGAGCGCTTCGCGACGCAGAAAGACTATGTCAATGGTGATGTCGTGTACGAGCACGAGCACGGCACGTTCGCCAACGGCCAGGGCGACGGCGCGCTGAGCTCGCTGGAGATCAAGGCCTGCAAGCAGAAGGAGATGCTCGCCGATGCGGCGGCCATGACGGCCGCGCTGCGAGCGCACGGCATCACCACGGCGAGGGTCGTCGCATGAATCGGGAATCACTGGCCGAAGAGTACGGCGAAGAACTGTTGTTCCTAGATCCGCCAGAGTCCTTTGATCGCTGCATCGTCGGCGTGGCGCACCGCTGCGGCATGGAGCCTGTCGTGGTGTACGACCAAGAGGAGGTGATCAGCAGCCTGATGCTGGGCGGCATGGACCGCGAAGAGGCTGAGGAGTGGTTCAGCTTCAACACCGCAGGCGCCTACGTCGGGCCGCGCACGCCGATGTTCCTGGTCAAGGCGGGGGCCGCATGAAGCTGCGCGACTACCAAGCCCGCGCACTGGACGAGCTTTGGGATTGGTTCGGCCGGCACGAGGGCGGCAACCCCATCGTCGAGGCGTGCGTCGGTGCCGGCAAGAGCTTGATGATTGCAGAGCTTGCTCGCAAGGCCGACAAAGAATTTCCGGGAACAAGGATTCTTGTTCTTGTTCATCAACGCGAATTACTCGAGCAGAACATCGAGAAGCTGCTCAAGATCTGGCCGACCGCGGACGTGGGCCTGTACTCGGCGGCCATCGGCAAGAAGCAGATGGGCAGGCAGCTCACCTACGCCACCATCGGCAGCATCTACAAGCAGGCGCACCGCCTCGGCCGCATCGAAATCGTGCTGGCCGACGAGTGCCACCTGATCAACCCGAAGGAGGCCGGCATGTGGCGCTCCTTCATCAGCGACCTGGCCCGCTACAACCCGCACACCCGCGTGATCGGCTGGACCGGCACGCCCTTCCGCGGCAACGGCGTGTGGCTGACCGCAGGCGACGACGCGCTGTTCACCAACATCGCCACCCGCGTGACGATGAAGGAGCTGCTGGAGCTGAAGTTTCTGTCGCCCCTGGTGCCGGCTCCGACCGTGGCCAGGGTGGACGCACGCGACGTGCGCACCTCGGGCGACGACTACGTCATCAGCGAGCTGGCCAAGGTCACCGACAGGGCCGACCTCGTCGAGGCCACCTGCAAGGAGATCGTCGAGCTCGCCCGCGACCGCAAGCGGTGGCTGGTGTTCGCCGTGACGATCGAGCACGCAGAGCACGTCAGGGACGCGCTACAGCGCCGCGGAGTGGCGGCCGCTGTGGTGAGCTCAGAGACCCAGAAACAAGAGCGTGCAGCCCTGATTGCGGCCTTCCGCGGGGGCAGGATCCGCTGCCTGGTGAACGTGGCCGTGCTGACCACCGGCTTCGACGTGCCCGAGGTGGACTTCATCGCCCTGCTGCGCGCCACCAAGAGCCCGGTGCTGTACGTCCAGATCGCCGGCCGCGGCATGCGGATCGCGCCCGGCAAGGAGGACTGCTTGTGGGCAGATTTTACTGACACCACCATCGAGATGGGCCCGGTCGACGAGGTCAAAGGCCGCATGCCCAGCACCAAGGGCAAGGGCCAGGCGCCCAGCAAGCTGTGCCCAGAGTGCGGAAGCCAGAACCATGCGGCCGCGCCGGAGTGCATCGACTGCGGGTTCAAGTTCCCGGAGCCCGAGCGCATCAAGCACGGCGACCAGGCCTCGAGCGCGGCCATCCTCAGCAGCCAGGCCAAGACCATGATGGAGACGGTGCCCGTCACCGAGGTGCGCTACCGCCTGCACAACAAGCCCGGCAGCACCGAGAGCCTGCGCGTGGAGTACTACGACGGCTTCCAGCGCGTGGCCTCTGAGTGGGTGTGCCTCAGCCACGACGGCTACGCACGCAAGAAGGCCGAGGCCTGGTGGGCCATGCGCGCCAAGATCGACGCCGTGCCCAGCGACACCGAGGAAGCCCTCGAGTGGCTGGAGTACGACGACCAGATCCTGCGCAGGCCCGCGGCCGTGATCGTCAACCGGGCCGGGCAGTACCCGACCATCGTGTCCCACCAGTGGGACCAGCCAGCATGACCAAGACCGAACTGAACATCCGCGTCGAGCTGCACGAGCGCGAGCTCGACAGGCTGCGCTCGATCAAAGTGCACTGCCAGAGCTGCGAGCACTACGTCTATTACGGCCGCCCCCACTGCAAGAAGTTCGAGGTCGATCCGCCGCCCGAGGTGGTGGCGGCCGGATGCGACGAGTGGTCCTACGATTTCATTCCCTTCTGACCATGAACGCAAACGACACACAAGTGGCCGGCGACCATTACAAGCGCCAACCCATCCAGCCTTGGGACTACATCGCGGCCAATGGCCTCGGCTTCTTCGAGGGCAACGTCGTGAAGTACGTCAGTCGCTGGCGCGACAAGGCCGGCGTGGAGGACCTGCGCAAGGCCAGACACTACCTCGATAAGTTGATCGAGTTGGAGACCAAAGACGCCCATCACCCAGCGGGCATCATCAATGCTGGGCACAACCCCCGTGAGGATTTTTTGGAGAAAACATGAGCGCCACTTACGCCATCGCCAACGTGCAGCACGCACTGCAGGCGCTGAAAGAGAAGATCCCCCCGGAGAAGTGGGGCGAGACCCCGCTGCCGGTCATCGCCGCGCCCGGCTGGTGGATGGAGGAGGTCCGCAATGAGCTGGGCGTCGCGCCCGGGTTCGAGCCTGGCGAGATCCACGGCTGCCACGTCACCCGGAACGACAACGTCAACGAGCCGGCGCTGATCGACCACGACGGCAAGGTCTACCCGATCTTGCCGCAGTGGCTGCGCGCCAAGTCCGCGGCCGACAGCGAGGGGGGTGAGGTATGAGCGAACCCAAGACAGGCGGGCCGGCATTTCCGGTTCACCGACCGGAGGTGCCAGAAGGCACGACATACGCCAAGTCAATGGTGGTCTGCGACGGCATGACCCTGCGCGATTATTTCGCTGGAATCTGCTTGCCCAGAGCCATGGGGATGACGGAGCGCTGGGCGGCCAAGGCCGCCTACAAGATGGCCGACGCCATGCTGGAAGCGAGGGAATCATGAACCGCCCCAACTACCGCGAAGTCGAGATGGATGTCATCCGCTGGGCTGAGGCCAGGCGCATCATCCCGAACAGCACGGCGCAGGCTCAGTTCCTGAAGGCTGTGTCGGAGATGGGCGAGCTGGCCGACGCCATTAACAAGAAGGATCTGGCCGCCACCAAGGACGCCGTCGGCGACACCCTGGTGTGCCTGATCAACATGTGTGCCCTGCTAGACATCGACGTGGTCGACTGTCTGGCCGGCGCATACGACGAAATCAAGAACCGCAAGGGCACACTGCTGCCATCTGGCGTCTTCGTCAAGGAGGCAGCATGAGCTTCGTCTGCCCCCTGCCGCCCGAGAAGGTCTTCGTGCGCGCCGAGTACCTCTACGGCCACGACCCGGCCCGGGTCGGCCAGCTCATCGAAGGGATCTGGGTCAGCGCAAAGTCCATCCGCGGCCAGGCCTTCCGCTTCGAGACCTACCTGCCGGAGTTCGGCGCGCTGTACGACAAGCTCCCGCTGAGCGCGTTCGTGTGGCACGACGTCCTGGAGGAGGATGACCAGCTACCGCTGGATGTCCTGCAGATCTGGGACTGCATGAGCTACCACATCGAGGTGATCGACAAGCCCTTCCTCAAGGGCCTGCGCGCTGAGTTCTTCGGCAAGGACAAGCAGCTCCACGGTGGCGAGTACATGCTGACGATCGACTCGTGCAACCCCGACCCGCGGGTCCCTGACTTCGGGTTCAGCGAGACGCCGGAGGAGCACAAGTCGTTCAACCTTCTGCGCCTGGACAACGGCCAGTTCGCACTGCAGCCGAACAACCGCTGCAGGTTCTTCGACCCGGCGATCACGCACTCCAACCTGCGCATGCCGGACTTCAAGGTGTGCAACCGCATCTTCCGGGTGGAGAACACCGCGAAGTGGCGCCTGGGCGACACCTCGACGGTGACCTACGACGAGCGGGGCGAGTAGGTCAGTCCCGCTCCTCGCCTTCCACCGTGAGACCGGCCCTGAGCCGGTCTCTCTTTTCCTGCTGCAGCTCGATCTGGCGCTCGGCATTTTCGGAGCTGATCGCACCCTTCTGCTCCAGGCGGCGAATGCTGCGCATGCTGGCCTCGATGTCTCGGATGAGCTTGTTCTCCTGCGACTGCCGGATCTTCTCTGACAGCTCTAGGTCGATGGGCCTGGCCTTGATGCCGACGGTCTGCATGGCAGAGTAGGCAAGCGACACCGGCTGACCCTGCTTGTCCACGCCGGTGTACTCGGCGATGCCAAGGTCCAGCGGCTTGCCCATCTGGTTGGCGATCACGTTCATCGCCCGCTCGAAGTGGGCGTTACCCACCGCGACCGCTGGGGTGAACTGCTTCCACGCCCAGTCGGCGCGCTTGGCTGCGGCCTCCGCGTCGGTGTCGGCCGGGGTCACAATGTCCTTGCCTCGGAACGTGTCCTTGTTGGCCAGCATGGCGTAGGCCGTTGTCAGGATCGGGTTGTTCGGAGTGAGCGGTGCGATCAGCGGCACGCCGCCCGCGTTGTTGACCGCGTCGAACAGGTCGCCGCCCGGGAAGATCCGGCTGACGTCCAGGAACACGGGCAGGTTTGTCGCCTCGTCCATCCCGAGGCGGATGGACTTGTAGGTCCCCAGCGTCAGGCTGGCGCCCTTCATCCACTCGGGAAGGTTCTTGCGCTCGTCCGCCTCCAGGGCCTTGGCCTGGGCCGCGAAGTCCTCGTCAGTGAAGCGCCGCTTGATCAGCTCCCACCACTCCTCGTCCTCACCCGCCCCCGCAGCGATCGCGTACATGGCCGCGTTGATCGTGTACAGGGCTGCTGCCGGGGCGGCATACCGCCATGGGTGTGTCAGCGCCGTCTCGGCCATCGCCGGGATCGCCTTGTAGGTGTAGGCGAAGAACGGCAGGGCGAAGTCGCGGATGCGCCTGGCGTTCTTCGGCAGGTCGTCGTAGGTGAAGATGAACTTCTGGGCGTAGTCGACGGACTCATCTGGGGTCAGCCCCTTCGTGCGCGCATCGCGGTAGATCAGGTAGCGGAAGAACAGGTCCTCGGCCTCGTAGGCCTTGCCCATAGGCTTGCGCAGCCAGAACGACAGCGCGTTCCACACGCCTTCCACCGCCTGGCCCGACTTGCTCTCTGTCTTGGCGGCCAGCACCTTGAGCTGGTCAGGCAGGAGGTCGGTCATCTCGGCCTGGGTCATGGTGCCCAGCCACAGGCCGGCGTCCTTCGCCTCCTGCAGCATCGGCGCGTTCTTCATGATGTCGCGCGTGGTGGCCACATACTTGTGAGCGTCCCAGTAGGAAACGCCAGCGAAGTGCGCCATGGTCACGTTGGACATGATGTTGTTGGCGTGGCTGACCGGGTTCAGCACGGTCTTGCCCTCCTTCCACATGCTCATGCCCTTGAGGTACATCTTCAGCACCTCGCTCTGCATCGAGTCATCGAAAGCGGTCAGGTGGTCCAGCACCTCTTGGGGAACCCACATGCCGGCAAGCTTGCCGTACCGCTTGGCATAGGTGTCCTCGATGTTGGTGCGCGGCACCTGCACGAAACCAGGCTTCTCCTTCTTGCTGGCTACGGTGCTGGCGATGTTCTCGTACAGCCGGCCCAGCGAGATGTCACGCTGGCTCTTGCTGTAGCCCATGACGAACCGGAACATGGAGTCCCGAATCTCGCCCATGTCGTCGCGCTCCTGGCGGGTGTAGTCGCGCCAGACCGTGATCTCAGTGTCGGTGTCGGGGTCAAAGTCGGGGTCGCGTTCCTCCCATCCCTCGGCAAGCCAGGCCTCGAGGTCTTCAACGGGTATGGTCTGAAACAGACCCCGACCCTTCAGGCTGGAGCCGCCGATGCCCTGCATGGTCTTCTTGCGGCCGAGCAACGCCTTGGCCGCCTTGACCCACCCGTTGGCCTCGCTCTTCAGCTTGGACTCGTAGAAGCGCGGCAGGTACTTGCCGTCCCACCGGCCGGCCGCGTCCTTTGTCAGCATGCCCAGGCGCACCAGCTCGGCGGTCTGCTCGGACATGATGGCCTGCATGCTGGCCGCCAGCTCGAGCACCCGCTTGGGCGGCTTGGCGCCACGCTTGAGCTCGCCTTCGATGACGTCGCTGATCATCTCGCGCTCTTGCTGCGGCAGCTCCTGCAGCTTGGTGGCCACGTCCACCGTCAGCTCCTGAGCCTTGGAGATCTCCATCTTCATCTTCCGCATGGCCCGCGACAGGTCGGTGCTGATGGGCTTGAGCGCCATCTTGTCCAACACCAGGTTGGCCATGTCCGCCGCGTAGCGGTAGGCCTTCGCGCCGGCGCCGAAGGTGAAGTTGCCCAGGTCGTCGCGGCCGAGGAACCAGGACTGCTTGGCGCGCTTGCTGTAAAAGGCTTGCTGAATTGCCACATCGTCGCCGCTGAACACCACATAGTTGTAGCTGCCACCGCCTGCGTCGCGACTGGTGCCGTCAAGATACTTGATACCCTTGATGCCCGCTTCGGCCAGCGCCAGGCTGGCGGCGCGGCCCGTGCCGTCGATGGCCAAGTTGTCTGATGTCGCGAGCAGTTCGTAAAGGGTCTTGCCCTTCAAATCTTGGCGCATGCCTTGCGACTCAATGAGCTTTTTGGAGCCGTCGTCCAGTGCCCCGTTTTCAAATAGCTTGTCAACGGCCGCCCGCACCGCCTCCGACTGCTCGCTCAGTGGCTTGTCCCACAGCAGCATCTCGCTGTCCTCAGGGATTTCAACCTCGTAGAGTTGGCCAGCGGCTTCTTTGTTGACGGCCTTCACGACAGCGGTGTTGTCCGCAAGCGCCCGCACACGCTCAGCCAAACGCTTGTCGCCGGGCCACTGCGATCGCGACATCCTGTCTGCGGTCTTGATGATGGCTTCGCGCACCGCATCCTCGCCGTTGCCGGCGACATTGCGCACCCCATCAATGAACTGCGACGAAGATGCGGCTTCGTCGTACTCAACGCCCAGCGCCCGGGTGGCAGCCCCTTGCACTTTCAACCCAAGCGGGCCGCCCTGCAGAACCTTGCGGTAGTGCTCCGCGATCTCTCGCTTGTCGGCGAAGTACAGCCCCCAGCCGTAGGCCTGGGCTCCCTCGCCGGTGCCGATCTTGTCGGTGCTGAACTTGTTGATGCCACGGTGCGGCGTACCGTGAAAAGCGCGCTGGCTGAACATAGGCGCCTTGGCGCCATCAATAGCACCCACACCGTTCAAGGCGAGGAAGGCCTTCATCTCGGCCATCCCCTTGATGGTGACCTCGCCCTCCGCAGTCTTGAACGTGTAGGTGCAATCAGCCATTGCCCAGCTCCTGGTCCATCATCAGCATGCCCGCCTTGTCGCCGCTTACCAGGCCCAGGCGTGACATCAGGTCGCCGTACTCGCCCACGCTCTTGCGCTGGGTCTCGAGGAACTGCAGCATGAACTGCTGGGTCGTCACGCACTTGCACTCGCGATACCACTTCTCGTAGTCGCGCATGAGCTGCAGCTCGGTCTCGTAGCCCAGCTCAATGGCGTCGACGATGTCGGTGACCACCTCAGTGCAGGCCTCGAGCGCCGGCACCTTCGCGCTGGTGCCGCGGTCGTTCATGTAGTCGGCGATGAGCTGGTAGTGCTTCAGCTCGTCAGCGCTCTCGCCAGCGAAGAACTTCTGCGTGCCGAAGAACCCGACGCGCTGCATCTGGTTGGACACATGGCGGTACAAGTGCGAGGCGTAGAGCTCGGCGTGGACAGCCTTGTTCAGCATGTCCTCGGTGGGCTTGTCGAGAAGGTTGGAAACAGGCATTGTGATACCTCACTTGCAGTTGATCTTCACCAGGCCGGCGTCGTCAAGCCGCTCCAGGATGTTCATGAACTCTTGGTCGATGCGGCGGATTGTCTCAGCCATCGGGTGCGCGTCAACCCGCTCGAGCGCACGCACGCGCCCAAGGCCGCGGGCATCTTGCAGATCGCGGAACAGGCTGGCCACTTCCTTGTCCTCAGCGCGGGCGCGCTGGCTGAAGCGGATGTCCGGGTTGGCCGGATCGAACGTACCGATGTTGCCGATGGCGGACTTAATCTGGTTCGATGAGAAGACGCCGAGGTTCTTTATCTCTTCGTCCTCCTGAAGCTCCTGAACGTAGAACCCGTCGAAGTTGTTCTTCTTGATCCACTCAATCGCCTCTGGGCTCTCGATCACGCGGTAGTCGCCGGCGTGGATCATCTCGAGGATGTCGCTTGCACCAGACGCCTCGTCTGGTGCGTCCTCGGCCAATTGCACGGCACTGGGCGGCTTAAAGCCAATGCTCTTGAGGTGATCGGCAAGAGCCTGCCTGTGCTCCTTGATTTCGTAGTCGAATGGGTTCTCTGCCTTGACGTAGACGGGGATGACGTTGAGCCCCTGGAAGAGGTCAGGTCCCCCCATCAGATCTGGCGAGAACGGCACACCAGGGAAGCGCTTGCCGAAGATCTTGGGCTTGGCAATGTCCTCGGCCGCATCGGGGTCGGGTGACACATAGATCGCTCCGCCAACTCCGATTCTGAACACGCCACCCTCGAGCGGGTTGTCGGTGGCGTGGTACATCACCTTTGGCTTCTTCGACCCATCGCTGAAGGGGAACTTGGTTGGCGTTCCACCCGACTCAAGCTCGGCGATCCTTTCGCGCGCCTTCTCGTTCTCTATTTTCAATGAGGCAATCAAAGACTTTTGCTTCTCGATCTTGGGCCCCCACCAGCCGGCGCGATCGGGGTCCTCCTTGAACCGCTCCCCATAGTCCTTCAGCTCGTTTTCGGCATACGGCAAGGAATCCATCTCGCGCTTGAGACTTGCAATCTCCAAGGCGCGGGCCTGATCAATAGTCCTTCCTGGCTTCTCAAGCACCTTGCTGTTGCCGAACCAGCGCTTGAATTCGGGCGTCTCGGTCTGAGCACGACGGCTGAATGCGGGCGCATCCTCCCAGCCCTGCGGCGACGAGCTCGGCGTGTAGTATTTGCCGATCCAGCCCATTAGGTTGATGTCGGTCTTGACCGTGCGCGCAGAGATCATCTCCGCCAGCTTGGGCCACACCCCAGGCCAAGACACGAAGTTGCCATTGAGCTTGACGTCAGCCTTAGGATCTCCAGCCTTGCGACCAGTCAGCGCCTGCTTGGCCAGGCCGGGGTCCAGGTACAGCAGGTTGCCGTCGTTGATGCGTTTCATCAGCACCTGCTCGTTCGGCTTGCCGCCGGAGATCGACACGCCCTTGGCGTAGATCGACATCACCGCGCCGGTCGGATCGGTCTTGTCCACCGACACCTTGATCGGGACGATCACCGCGCCCTTGTCGTTGGTGATGGGCAGCACCAGCTCGAACTCGCGAGGGTTGCCGTCCTTCGACTTCAGCACCATGGCCGGGCGGTAGATGCCCTCGATGAGCTGCTTGGGCGTGATGTCGGGCAGCTCGTCCGCGTGTCCTTTTTCTGCTTTGGTCCTGACAAACACCTTCTTGACAATGCTGGTGGCGATGTCGAAATCCTGCGTGCGTGCGCCCAGCATGTTGAGCACATGGGGCAGGCGGCCGATCGTGAGCTTGGGCAACTGGCGCCCCTGCTCCGCAGCCCGGATGTAGCGCTGCAGGCTCTCCGACGCAACCTTGATGTCCGCGTCCAGCGCGCTCTGCGGTGAGACCGTCGGCAGTTGGCGGTTGCTGAACATCGGCTGAGCGCGAAGCTCGCGAGCCAGATCGCCGCGGTACATGACCTTGTCGGACTGCCACACCGGGCTGCCAGCCAGGCGCTCGTAGACCTCCGGCATGCCGCGAGAGATGAGCTCCGCCCAGCGCTTGCCGGACACCTGCCCGGCCGGCAGCATCTTGTTGGCCGAGATCTTCTCAGCGTCGCTCAGCACTCGCTCGCGGGCCGGTGCGACGGGCTCGCCTGTCATGCGGCCGCGTGCGCCGAGCTGCTCGACGGGCACGGCGTGCCGACCCAGCAGCACCGCGTTGCCTGACGGCCCGGCGTCGCGCACCATGTAGCCGTCGAAGCCGGCGTCGATGACCGCAGACTCGAAGTCGTTGAAGGCCTCGTTGTCGCGGCGCAGACGCAGCGCGTCCTCGTCGACGTCATACAGGTTCTGCAGATTGACGCGGTGGGCCTGGCCGCCCACGCCGGCCTCAGGATTGATGCCAGTGCCGCGATCGATGTAGAAGTAGACGCGCTGCTTCAGGCGCGGATCTGCGCCCTGCAGGCGCGCCATCTCGGCACCGCGCAGGCCGGTGCCATACATCACGCTGTCGAGGGTCGTGCGGGGCTGGGTGCTGTAGTGGTAGGCGACCGCGGAAGCGGCACCCTCTCGAGGGGTGCCGTAGGAAGGGGTTACCGCTTGAACGTCTTGCGGCCCCACTCCTCTATCGCGTCCACCGCCGGCTGCATCAGATCCGCCTCGGTTGCTGAACTGGATTCGGCCGGGGTCTCCCCACTGGTACTTTTCGGCGAAGTCCTCGAAGACTCGCTGGACCCGAGGCGCGAGAACACTTCTGGCCCAGTCGAGAACATCGGATCGTCCCGCGGCACCAATCCTTTGTACGTAAGTTTGCCCATTGGGGTTTGCCTCCCAGTCGTTAGTTGGCATGTCGCCACTTGAGGCGAACACGCGCACAGATCCATCTGGCAGCACACCTTCCGCGACCTTCACGATGTCGGAATGGAGTACTGCGTTTGTGATGATACCGAAATTCACAACTCTTATGCCAGTGGGCGAGCTGATCAGCGCAAACTGGTTCTGCCAGTTGGCGTGTTTCTTCTCATCCATCCACTTGCCGATCGCCGCCTCGAGGTCCTTCGTCTCGGTTGGGTTCAGCGCCCGGCCGATGTCGATGTCTAGGCCGTTGGACTGCCCCTTCGTGCCGGCGTAGAAGGGACGGTGCCAGCCCACCCCTTCCTGCCTGGCCACCAGGCCAGCCACAGACGCATAGACGTTGAGCAGTTCGGCCTGCGCCGGGTCGACGTTGGTCTTGCCAGCATCGCCACCAGCCGGCGCCATTGCCACGCGCTTCTGCGTGCTGGGTGACACCTCGCCCTGCCACACGCCAGGGCGCATGATGTCGCTGGGCTCCGTCAGCAGGCCGAGCTGTGCAGCCAGCATGTCGGTGCCGTTCTCGTCGTAGAACGCACGCTGCACGGCCTGCTGGAACTCCACCTGCTGGGCATACGGTGCGGTGTGGATCCCATCCAGAACGCCCGTGCTGCGGCCTGGCCGAGCCTCGAACGAAAGCTGGCCGATGTGGCGCCCGACTCCATCGGCGAAGTCGAACTTGGCCTGCTCGGTGTCTTCCTTCGTTGGCACATGCTCCATCGCATGCTTGAGCCAGTTGTCGCGGTGCTTCTGTGCGTCGATGATCACGCGGACCTTCTTGCCCTTCGCATCGCGCTCGAACTTGATCCAGCCCTTCTTCTCGCTGGTGGCCTCGGTCCTCTGCTTGACACCCTTGTTCTCCATGCGGGCCTTCATCGCGACCCAGATGGCGGCCTGCACTTGCTGCGGCTCCCAGCCCATTTCCTGCGCAATGCGGTTGGTCTCGTTCTCCATGAAGGCGTACTGCGTGGCAGTGGGCGCGTCGTTGGCGTACTCGGCCGCACGCATCATCCACATGTCGATCGTCGCGCCCTGCTTGCCAGCAGTGCTGGTGTCGATCTCGCGCAACAGATTGAAGAAGAAGTTGCCTGTCTTCTCGCCAGACCAGAAGGCGTCGACGTCGGCCATGGCCTGGGTCGCCTTCTTGTCCTGCACTCCGGTCTTCACGCTGATCGGCTGGCCAGCCTTGTACTGCGCCCAGGCTCGCAGAGCAAACGTCGAGTTGCTGTCGACACGCGCCTGCGGGCTGTAGATGGCCAGCAGGGCCACGAACTTGCGCGCCTCCTGCACGTTGCCGCCAGTCATGCGCAAGATCGCCAGGCTGCTGTTCTCGTACCAGTAGCGGCCGCGCTCCCCCTCCAGCGTGAGCATGCGCAGTTGCTTGCGCAGCGCGACGATCTTTCCAGGGGTGTTGTACTTCTCGGGCGCGCCCAGGTACTTGCCGTCCTTCATCGGCAGCTTGTCGAGCACTGCACCGCCGCGGCTGTAGGCGGTCTTGCGCCCCTCGAGCGCGGCCTTTACACGAGGCGCGGCTGCGTTGGTAAAGAGGTAGCCGTCCTTGGTGACGCGACCCTTGACGTCTTCTGGGATCTGCGATCTGATGTTTTGCGAATCACCGTAGACGACAATCGAGCCGTCCTTCATGGTGCGAACATCAAAGCTCCCGATCCTTTCGGCGCCCCGCCGAGGCGGCTTTGTGTATAAGGGTTGTGATATACTCGACTCGTCAGGAGATCCTATGAAAGTCCCCTCTTCCTTCCCGCCCGGCTGCGAGTTCGTTGCCTCGTTCTCCGGCGACGAGTTCGTCGTCTTTCCTGACGGCAAGGTCTTCAAGCTCGCCGACTCTGGCGACGAGCTCGTTGCAGTCAGCTCGCTGCCGGCACGCGGCGCCCCGATGTCGGAGGCTGCGTTCCTGTCCTGCGCCGAGGGCTGCCGCAAGTTCGCCGCCGAGAAGGCTGCGTCGTAAAGACCACGCATCGCGTCGTAGATCTCGCCGCGCAGCGGTGAACCCTCAGGCTGCTCACGGGCGGCCTCGTACAGCTTGTGGCCCTGGCCATCCTTGGCGGCCAGCATGGCGGGCGTATTGATCTGGATCTCACCCACCGTGCCGTTGGGCATCCTGATGTTGATCAGCACGTCGGCATAGCCGCCGAACTTCTGACGGTCTGACGCCTCCACCTTGTCGCCAGCCACGCCTACGCCGGCGCGGTCCTTGATGCGGACCACGTCGAACTCCTTGCGGATCTCGTCGATGATCGCGGGCGCGTCGGCGTAGCTGTCGACCACGATGGTTGAACGCAGCAGGTCCTTGATGTTGTCGACCTGGTAGTTCTCCTCGAGCGCCAGCTTCTCGGCCGCACGCTTGAGCCCCTTGATGGGCGCCAGCATCTGGCCGGTGGCGCCGGTGCGCGCTGCGATGTTCAGGATTTTCTGGTCGTACTCCGGCTTGGCCTGCTCGGCCGCTTCCATCCTGGGCTTCAGCAAGATCTCTGCGCGCAGGCGATCCTGCGGCGAAACGGAGACTGGCTGCCGCTCCTTGAAGTACTTCTCGACGAACCCGTCGGCCGCGGCGATGGTCTCTGCCGGCACCGCTTCAGCCAGCAGCGAGGTCATGTCTCGCTGCTTGTTGAAGTTGTCGGCCTTCGGGTTGTAGTCGCTGACCTTGATCGGCTCGCGAGCCCGGCCGCTGAACATGAACTCGGACTTCTGCCCGTAGGTCGGGTTCTTGGCCAGCACCAGGGGGCCGATCTGGATGACCTCGTCGGCGGCCGTCACCGGCTCCATGCTGGAGCGGTCGTAGAAGTAGCTGTGCCGCTCGGGGTCCATGCCGACCTGCACCCAGTCCTTGGACTTCAGCGCCTGGTCGGCCTTGAGCTTTGCCTCGGCCGGCGTCGTGGGCTTCCATCCGCCCTTGATGACGGCGATCGTCGCCTTGGGCTTGCCGCCCGCGATGTTCAGCGCGGCCTTCTCAACGACACCGAACGTGACGTTGGTGGCAGCGGCGACCGGCTCGTATCCGATCGACTTGCCCGCGTTGTAGCCCGCCTGCTGCTCATGCACTGACACCACCCAGGTGCCGTGGTTGGAGTAGGCCGGGATGTCCAGGCGCAGGCCCACGGGGTCGCCGGCCTTGAGAGTCTTCGACGGCACACCGATACGGTCGACTTTGTCGCTGGTCAGCGCTGCCCGGATGTCTGCGTCGGCGGCCGGCGCAGGCACCGAGGTGTAGGGCTCGACAGGCTTGTACTCAGCGACGAGCTTGTCGTACTCGGCCGCCGTCATCTCGCCGGCCTTGACCCTCTCGGCCGCAGCCTGGAGCTCGGGCGTGCGCTTGACGACGTCCTTGAAGTCCATGCCGATGCGCGAACGCTCGGAGGCCATGGCCATGCCTTCGAGCTGCACATCGGGCTGCAGGCCCTGCGCCTTCATCGCGTCGGCGTAGGCGGTCGTCAACAGGTCGCGAGCCTTCGCGACGTCGGAGATGTACTTGTTGACAAAGTCTTCGCCGTACTGCTTCTTCGCGCCGGTGATGATGTCGCCGAGCTTGGCGATGATGGTCTTGGCCACCTCGCCGAACTCCTTGTTGCCCATCTTCGTGCGCAGCTCCTGCCAGAAGTCCTCGCGCTTGCTGATGGCCTGCACCATCATGGCCGGGGCTTCCTCCTCGAACTTGTCCGGCGTGTAGCTGAACTCGTCGAGGAACTTGTCCTTGCGGTCCTGGCGGAACAGATCCAGCAGCGCAGCATTCAGGCTCTTGCGCTGAGCCTCCGGCAGGCCGTGGTAGGCCTCATGCACAGTGATGGCCAGCGGGGCATCGTCCGCATCGTCAGCGACAAACAGGTGCTTGCCCCCGACGGTGTTGATCATGCCGTTGGGCAGCGCGCCTGCACCGGTCTCCTGGTGGACTACCGTCAGGGTCTTGCCCATCAGGCGCGCCACCGCACTGGCCAGGCGCTGCGAGTCGTTCAGGTCGGTCGACTTGACCGGCGAGAACGTGACACCGATCTGCTGATCGAGCTGCTTGTTGAGCGAGCTCAGCTCTCGCAGCGGCGCCGTCGGCGCAAGCTTCAGTCCGGCACGTTCAGTATCAGACAGTTCAACCGGCGTGCCGGTTGCTGCTGGGATGCCACCTGCGCCGCCTTGTGCGGCACCTGCCATTTGGCCTGCTGGTGTTGCTCCTTGCGTTTGGCCTTGCTGGGCTTGAGGGGTTTGCGTGCCAAGGTTGGTCTCCTTTTGGTATCCGACAATCTGAAAGCGCCCATTGCCTATGGGCTCGACGCGCCAGTCGTGAGTCTGCCTGGTGTCGATGACCGTGCTGGCAGTGGCCATCGCCTGCTCGGCGTCCTGCTCGTTCGCATAGCCAGTCTTTGCGCGCCCAGTCCACGTCAGAGGTTCACCGCCTACAGCTACGCCGGCAAGTTGTTGGCCGGGCGCACCTCCAGGAGGAACAGCCTGTCGATCATTGACTCCAGGGATTGGGGCAGTTCTGCCTCCGAGCCCGGGGGCACCTGCATCGCCAGGTCCTGCAGCTCCCATGCTTCCGTCAATGAGACCGCCCCCTGCCTCACCCCCTGCTCCAGCCAGTCCTCCAGGTACGCCTGTTGTGCCGACATTCGCGCCTCCCATGCGCAGCTTATCCAGACCGAACTGCTCTTCGGTCGACGGGTTGATCTCGGGCAGGATAGGAGCCGCGTTTGGCAGCGGCACCTCGATGTCCACCAGGCCAGCCTGCTTGGTCGGCGAGTCGGGCGGGGTGAAGTTCTTGACGGTCGCGGCGGGGGAGATCAGGTTGGAGGTGCCGGCTTCCGTGCGCAGCATGTCAATGCTGATAGCTCGAGATGCCTCTGGCCCGAGGTTCTCAAACGCACGCCCAACCGAGTCGATCTCCCGCGCAATCTGGCGCTCAGGCTCGTAGTAGCCGGTCGCCGCGGCGGCAACCTGAGGCGCGCTCATCAGCTTGCCCGTCACGCCGCCAACAACTCCGGCTTCGGCCAGGCCCTTGGTCAGCTCAATGTCCTTGCCTTGGAAGTACTTGTCGAGCACGTTGCCACCGAACTGTGCGGCCACTTCCTCAATCGCGTTGGTCAGCCCGTTGGCAGTGATTGCACCGCCGGCCTGCAGAGCGCGCTGGCCAGCCACCGCCAACACCGTGTTGGCCTTGGCAGGAGACATCCCCTTGAGCACGTCTCCGACCTTGTCAAACACGCCAAGCGGCAGCTTCTCGGATACATACTCCACCGCACCCTTGGCGAGCGCCACGCGAGAGTCGTCTCCTTGGGCAAAGCTCTGGCCAGCCGCCGTACCTGCCATGCCTGGCAGCAGCACTGCGCGCAGCGGGGGCACAAACGCAGCCAGCAGAGACTGCGCGATCTGCGGCGAGTTGGCGGCGAGCTTCGACATCAGCCAGGGCGCAAACTCTTGGCGCGCAATGGCCTCGTCCATCTCTTGCTTGCCAACTTTTGGCATGAAGTCGCTGGCAGACTTGGCCAGGTACTCAGTGCCAAATGCCGTAGACACGGGCGGAAGATCCTGCATTCCCAATGCGCGAAGCACTGGGTTGATGGCGGTCTTGTTGAAGGCGTCTGCGGCGACCGAGGGAATGTTAATCACGCCGCTGATCAAGCCCGCGGAGCCGGCGGCAATGGAGCCCAGCAGCGGATTCTCTTCGGCAAACTTGCGGCGCCCTTCGGCTTCCGCCATTCGGCTGGTAGCGCCACTGATCTCGTCTACGCGCATGCCCTCATCGGCCACGCGAACGCCCTGCGCCAGCATGCGCCGCTCGGCGATCTGCTTGGCGGTGCGCCCGTCCATGACATCGCTGATGCCAGGGGACACATCGGGCACCGGCACGGGTGGCGGCGCTGCGCCTGCACCCGGGCGCGGGGGCGGCAGGTTGCCGGGGCCACGCGGTGCGTCCAGCAGCCGCTGAGCGCGCCCTTCTTGATCGAGGTTGATGCGCTTGTTCTCTGCCTGCACCTCGGCCAGGATCTGGCGAGCGGCACGGCCCAGCACATCGGTGCGGTTCTCGGCCAGCGTGGTCAGCAGGCCCATGCGGTCTTCAGGCGCGGCCTTGCCGATGATGTCCCGGCGGACTTCGGCCACATAGCCCTGATTCAGCATCGGGTCGTAACCCGGCGTCTTCGGCACGGGGCCGGGCTGGTCCAGCACGCTGCGAATCAGCGGCCCGCCGGTAGGCGTCCCCTGCATGGCCGTGGCCATGTCGGAGTAGTCAGTCGTACTGGCGGACTCCACCTCCTCAATCGGGATGAATCGGAAGGCCTTCTGCTCTTCCTTCTCGAACTCGGAGATGGGTACGAATCGCATGCTTACTTCCCGACGTAGCCGATGACCTTGCCGCTCTTGTCCTTGACCTCCCAGCCCCGACCCGACACGAGCGTGCCGATCGAGGACCCCGCAGGGGCGCCCTGCACTTGGGCGATCTGCGGCGGACTCTTGGCATCAGAAGGAGCCGGAGCCGCAGGAGCCGCCGCGGGAGCGTTGGCCGATTCTGCACCAGCAGGGCGCTTGAACTGCTTCATCGCCGCATTCAGTTCCGTCAGCTCGTTCAGGAACGGCTGGATCTCTTCAAGCCTTGTCTTGGCTTTTGCGTCACCAGCATCGGCACGCTTGCGCAAAGATGCAAGCGAGGCGTTGACCTCGTTCTTGGTGACTCCGAGAGTCAGCGCGATGTCGTCCTTGCTGGCGTTGATCTGGCGCTGAATGTCCGCAGTGGTTGCCGGCTTCTTGTTCGGGTCCGACGGGCTTGCCGAGCGCTCAGCCCGTCTTTCACGGGTGCGCGCCTCTGCCTCCATGATGTTCAGGCGGCGATCGGTCTGATCTCCTCGGCGGCTACCTTCTGCTGCGCGCTGCCTATTCCCTTCTTCGATCAAGTCCAGCCGGCGATCCGTCGCAGCCTGCGAGGCCTCAGCCCTCTTCTGTTCGTTCTCCCGCCTGATCTCGTCGAGCGTGTCCTTGCGCGCCTTCGTGTAGGCGTCCAGCACAGACGAGTGCGCACCCATCCCCATGGCCGCGGTTACGCGGTCCTCGGCAGCGATCATCCGCGGGTCGCGGGTCGACTCGGCCGCGCCCTCGATCAGCCCCGACTTGCGGTAGCTCTCGCGTAGCGTCGGATCCTTGCGGATGAAGTCAAGCATCTGCTCTTTGGTGAACGCGATGTCGCCTTCTTCGCCGGCCTTGGCAGACATCTCACCCAACCTGGTGGCGTCTGAGTCCATGCGCGCAGTGCGGCGCTCGGTCCCAATCTGCGTGGCGCGCTGCTCGACCTGCGCGGTCTCTTTGCTCACGCGCTGCTTGAGCTCTTCAGCTTTCCTGGCGTCGCTCTCTTCTTTGATGCGCGTGGCTTCTTCGGCCCGCTTGATGGCGTTGGCCTCGCGCCGCTCCTCGTCCTCGCGCCTGCGCTGGTCCTCGATGTCCTTCAGCATGTAGCTGCCAAAGGTGGTCCCGGCATCTGCGATGCCTTTGCCGATCCCGGCCCAGATCAGTCCGCTCATGCTGGCATCTCCTCAAGCTCAGGCTCCTCGCCCTCAGCCATGCGGTTGAACTCCTCAGGGTCGACCTGGTCCATGGCCTGCTGCAGTTGCGTCGTGTCCACGCCCTGCTCGCCCAGGAAGCGCAGGATCATCTGCTTCAGGGCCATCGCCACGTCGGACGGCTGCAGAGGGACGTTGGCCGCCTCGGCGATCTCGGCCACCTCTTCGAGCACGAAGGTCGCAAAGGCGGCCAGCATCTCGTCAGGCACTGCGCCGTTGGTGCGCTCGTCGGTGATGGTGATGATTTCGTAAGCGGTGTTGGCCAGGGCCTCCACCGGGTCACGCGCAGTCTTGAGTGCCTTGGCAATGTCCTTGGCCGCCTTGTTCTTGTACAGGGCCTCCATGGCGAACTGAGCGGCCTGCTGATACCCAGGGTCCGACTCAGGGTCAACGCCCTCACCAGCGGGCTCCTGGCCCTGCTGCTGGGCATTCATGGCCTCAGCCTCCTGCTGCTCCATCTGCTGAGGAGACTGGCGCTGCAGGGGCTGCTGCTGCATCGCGTCGTCCACGTCCGACGACGGCGCCATCTGGTCTTTGATCAGTCCTGCCATGGTCGTTCCTTTCAGTAGCGGAAGCCGCCAATGTTGCGGTTGTAGGTGGCCTTTTGATCGGCCGCCATTTGCTCTTGGCGCTTCTGCTCCTGCCGCGCGCCGTAACCCTGCATGACGCCGCCGATGAGCTGCGTGCCGGACGTGACTACAGCCGGCGCAAAGTAGGGGCTGGCCATGGCGCTGGCGATGAAGCCCTTGCTGGCGCCGGCTGCTGCCGGGGTCATGCCGGCAGGCGCCGCCATAGACATGGGGGCGCCACCAGTGGCCTGCGTGATCGCAGCCTGCGCTGGGGACACGATTGATTGCGGAGCCATGGACATGCCGGGAGTTGCTGCTGCGGCGTTTGCTGCAGCAGAAAGGCCTGTGCCGGCAACGCTACCGCCCAAGCCGGTGACAGCCGCCTGACCAGCGCCGTAGGAGCCCGTAAAGGCGCTGCCCATGGCACTCACGCTGCCGCTGGTGAGGGCACCCCATGCACCGCTCACGGCTTTTGAAGCCCCAGTCAGCGCACCCGATAGGCCGCCAGCAGACGCGCCGCCAAGGCCACCCATCAGCGCCGCGCCGCCGAAGTACACCAGCGCAGCGCCCACCAGGATCTTCCCAAACTTGGAGGAGGCCACCTTCTTCACGACGTTGGCGACGCCCTTGACGACCTTGCTGACGGCCCGCCCGATACCCTTGACAACTTTGCTCACAGTGAACTCCTCACATACGTCATGTTGATCGACTTGCGACCGAATCCCAGGCGCTTGAGAAAGCGCGTCAGCCGCAGGTCGACGTTGGGCTCAAGCTCGAGCACCGCCACCTTGATGCCCGATCGCGACTTCATCCACCTGGCGAACTCGCGCAGCAGGGCCGCGCCAGCGCCAGGCTGGCGTGTGTAGTACAGCAGCACCGAGCACTGCAGGCCTCGATACCAGAACGACTTCTGCGTCATCGCCGCCACCGAAGCCACCACGTTGCCCGCCTCGTCCTCGGCCACCCACATGAAGTGCGCCGGGTTCAAGCACTGCATGGCCATCTCGCGCATCGCTTCGCGGTCCACAGTGACCGGCAGCGGGTCGCGCATGACGGATTCCACCGCGATGTCCACGATCGCGGTGATGTCGCGGTAGGTGGCCTTGCGGCAGACGGTTTTGGTCATCAGTATTTGTAGCCCATGTATTGACGCCAATACTGGATGGCCTCGTCAGTGACGCCGGGGTCAACGTACTTGATCATGGACGGCGTCATGCCATTCGTATTGAAGTAATTGATTTTTTGTGTACCGGAAAGGCCGTCCCAGTTGCTCGGAAGGGTATGGCCGCCAGGCAAAGTTGCTCCGCCCCAAGTGTCCCGCGTTTGCGTGTAAATCGGCGTGGGTGCGGGTGTAGGTGCGGGAGGTTCAGGAGTAGGAGCAGGCGGTGCAGGCGTCGCCGCAGGAGGTGCGGGTGTAGGTGCAAGCGTCGGTGCTGGGGGCGCCGGTGTAGGAGCAGGCGGTGCAGGCGTCGCCGCAGGAGGTGCGGGTGTAGGTGCAGGAGGTGCAGCAACAGGTGCAGCAGGAGGAAGCGGAGACGGGGTTGTGCCTCGAACAATCGGCGTCATCTGCGTCCCGTAAAAAGTCTGCGCCCATGACAGCGAGCTATTGGCATTGGCAATGATGTTGTCGATCGCCTGTCCCTTTGCTGTCGCATCCATGGTGCCGTCGCCTATGACAGCATTGATCGCGTTCGCGGTGTTCGACGTCAGATTGGCCGCAAACGAGCTTCCGACACCGGACTGAGAAAGCGTGTTCTGCAGCCGCGTCATCGCTTCCTGGTGTCCACGATCAAGCAACCCCTGCGCAGCCTGGAAGTCCTGCTGTGCTTTCTGCGAACTTGCCTGTTGCAGGCGGTCAAGGTTGGCCTGCGTAGCCTGGAAGTCCTGCTGTGCCTTCTGCGAACTTGCTTGTTGCAGGCGGTCAAGGCCAGCCTGAGCAGACTGGAAGTTCTGCTGTGCCGTTTGCAGCTTCTCCTGAGCAGCAATACTTTTGTCGTTGAGCACAACCTGCTGAGCCCTGTCAAGGTCGGCCTGCGCAGACTGAAATGTCCGCTGTGCAGACTGCATGACTTCCTGCGACAGGCGGTCAAGACCTGCTTGCGCGCCCTGAAATGTCTGCTGCGCCGCTTGCAGTTTCTCTTGAGCGGCGATGCTCTTGTCGGCCAGCGCGACCTGCTGAGCTCTATCGAGACCAGCTTGTGCTTCCTGAAATTTTTCCTGAGAGGTCTGAAGCGCTTTCTGAGCAGCGATCTGATTGTCAGAAATCTTGCTCTGCTGAATCCGATCAAGCGCAGCCTCTGCGGAATCGTGCTTCTCCTGCGCGGCGCGGAGATTCTCTTGAGCGGCAATGCTCTTGTCAGTAAGGACAACTTGCTGAGCGCGGTCGAGTCCGGCTTGTGCAGACTGGAATGCCTGCTGTGCAGTCTGCAGCTTTTCTTGTTGCGCGCGATCCAGCGAACTCTCGCCCGCTTGGAACTCTTGCCGCGCCTGCTCCATGGCCTTGTCCGCGGTAATGCTCTTGTCGGCCAGCATGATCTGTTGTGCGCGGTCCTTCTCAGCTTGGGTCGCTTGAAAGGTCTGAGCAGAGGTCTGAAGCGCAGCTTGCTGACCGCGATCCAGAGCCGATTCGCCAGCCTGGAATGCACGATTGATGATGCCCTCGCCGGCCTGGAAATCTTGCCGAGCCTTCTCCAGCGCTGCCGTGGCCGTGATGTTCTTGTCGGTCAGCATGATCTGCTGAGCGCGGTCCTTCTCAGCCTGCGTAGCCTGGAAGGTCTGAGATTCGCGAGCCAACGTGACGGATTGCTGTCGATCAAGTCCAGCTTGCTCGGACTGGAACGCCTGCCGCGCAATCTCAAGCGCCTGCTGGGCAGTGATGCTCTTGTCGGCCAGCATGATCTGTTGTGCGCGGTCCTTCTCAGCTTGGGTCGCTTGAAAGGTCTGAGCAGAGGTCTGAAGCGCAGCTTGCTGACCGCGATCCAGAGCCGATTCGCCGGCTTGAAATTGCCGCGCAATCAACCCCTCTCCGGCCTGGAACTGTTGCTGGCTGGTCTGCAGCTCACGCTGCTGAACACGATCCAGATCCGCTTGCGCACCCTCAAAATTCTGCTGCGCAGTCTGCAGGGCCCGCTGAGCTTCAATGCTGCGGTCGGTCAGCGCTCGCTGCTGAGCGCGATCGAGCTCCGATTGGGCCGACTGGAACGTCTGCTGCGCCTGTTGCAGCGTGACCTGCTGCAGCCTGTCAAGCGCAGACTGCTCGCCCGTGAACCTCTGCTGGCTTTCCTGCAAAGCCTTTTGATTGACTCGGTCCAGCTCGCTCTGAGCTCCCTGGAAATTCTGCTGCGCAAGCAACAGCGCCTGCTGAGCCTCAATGGACTTGTCGGCCATCGCCGTCTGCTGAGCCCGGTCAAGCTGCGCCTGCGCCGCCTGGAAGGCTTGCGTGGCGACGTTTTGCTCTGAGGTGAAGACCTGAGAACCGATGCGCTCTCCGGTCTGGAACTGGCGCTGAGCCGCGTTCTCGCCGCGCTCGAACGTCTGCTCGCCAAGCTGCAGGCCGAACTTGTTCTGCTCGCCAGCATTGAACATTCCGCCTTCGTTGACGAACTTCTGGTTCGCCAGCGCTTGATTGCTGTAGGTCTGCGCGTCCTGCTGAGCGATCGGCGTGATGCGGTCGATCATGGCCGCCACGCCGGCACCCTGCGCCATGGAGCTGTTGACCAAGCCGCGCTGGTTCATGTTCTGCATGGCCAGCGTGCGAGCACGCTGCATCAGCGGGTTGTCCTTGGCCAGCAGGCTTTCTACTTGTCCGGCCGCGGTCTCGGTCTGGCGGTCAATCTGACGCTGCTGCACCTGGAGCTGCGCGGCCTGCGCCATTGGCCCGACCGCGGTGGCGGCCGGGGTAGTAGAAGCAAGCTGCCCGGAGCTGGAATTGCCCATGGCGCCAGCAACGATTCCAGACCCGCCAGACGGCTGCTGAGTGTCGTAGGGGTTGTTGGTGACCATGGTTGCCATGAGAAGCCCTCAAACGAAAATGGCCCGCCGAAGCGAGCCAGTGAGGTCACCGCAGACGCAGTGACCCGCAGAAGATTGTAGGTGGAAAGACAGCATTGTGATAGTCCTGGCTCACAGGAGCTCGCACTCTGCGTCGCGTCGTTTCACCAAGCCGGGCAGAACACGCCCGCCGCCGCGTACCCAGAGTATGAGCTGCTCCTTGGCGCCCTCCCAGTCCAGCGCGTCCACGCGCTTGCGCAAGGTGCTTCCTCTGTACCTGGCCACGCCGAGGTTGTAGGCGAAGTCCGTCAGAGCGCCGAGCGCTCGCGGGTGCGCCAGGAGGCCCGGAGACGCCTTCAACACGCCCGGCAGGTAGGTCACCCTCAGCTCGTGCATCAGCCAGGCCTCAGCGGTCTTCTTGTCGATCGGCGGGTCGTCCATCGACACCTTGCTGCCGTCAGGCTTCCAGACCGTTCCGTAGCCAATGGTGGGGTAGCCGGCCGGGCAAATGTAGGGCTTCAACCGCAAGCCCTCGAACGGCCGGCACAGCGCAGCCGCAATGTCGACGGCCTCACTTACGGGTCCGCTCATATACCCGCCCCACAAACCAGAACGACAAGATCATGTTGAACACGGCCAAGTCATCCGCGCCCCACATCGTGATCAGCACGTCCTTCCAATTTCCGCCCTGCTCAATGGCGATCAAGTACGCCGCCACCTTTACAGCGACAAACAGCCCAAGGAAGGCGTAGGTCACCACCGGCCGGACCAGCGCAGAGAGGGCCGAAACAAACCAGCCGGCGTTCTTGGCCGTCTGGCTTTGCTCCTTGAATGCCTCGGCCATCGTGTCCATCTCGGCCATCGTCATGGCTGCTTCGGTCTGACGCATGGCGATCTCCCCACGGATCTTGGCGAACTCCATCTCCGCCCCGACCATCGCAAGCTCGTGCTTGCGCTCGTTGGCGCGGTCGAACAGCTTGAACGCCTCCGGGGCCAAGCGAAGCAGGCCGCCAAACACGCCCCCGAGCAAGGTTTCCAGCATGGCTTACTTTCCGAAGAACTTGGCGCCGAATTGCACCAGCGTGAAGAGCACCGCGGCCGCGGCCCACACGCCGATACCGCGGTTGATCCACTGGTCCAGCGCACGCTGGGTCTTGTGGATGGCTTGGTCGTGAACGGCCAGATTGGCCTCGCACTTGCCAATGCGCTCGCCCTGCGAGGACTGGCGCTCCTCAATGAGGATGAGGCGCTGCACAGCGTCTGTCAGCTTGTCCACTTTGCTCTCCAATCGAAGAATGGCGTCGCTGTATGCGGTTTCCATCACGAGATCCTTTCAGTCCTTACTGTTACGCCAGCTCTTCCGCCCTTCGGGCCGAGACCTCCAGCGGGTTGTTTCGGTAGCCGTGGCGGAGGGTGAACCACAGATACCGTGCGTAGAAGCCGATCACGCCAAGCTCGTCGATCTGCCGTGCGTGTTCGCGTTCATGCTTGATGAGACGTTCGTCTTGCAGACGCTCGGGCAGGATGTAGATGCCCCATGGGAGCGTCACGCCCGCGAAGCCGGTACGGCGTAGGGTCCAGCCAATCAGGCCGTTTGCGGGGCGGATGACCATAGTTGGACCTCAACAGCTTGCTGAGCTTGGAACGCAGCCACAACCTCCGGCGTCCAAGCCACGTTGCAGATTGCCACCACGTTGGCAGGCACACCCGTCAGGTCTTGCCCCGGAGCGAGGCTGTTGCGGTGGTACTTCTTGGTCAGTTCCTCACCGTCCTCAAGAATTCGTGTGGCCTCTCGGTACAAGACGACGCCGCTCTCGGTGACTGTGATCTGATCGACTTTGGTTTCTTTCGTGATTGCCATGATGGCTCCTTTCGTTGTGGTCCGACCGCGCTAGTTATCCGGCGTGGTTAAACAGAGTAAGTTCCGGTGATTAAAAGTTCTGCTGTAGCATCGTAGGCTACAGATGATCTTACCCCAGTACCCAACGCATACTGAAATATGCCAATAGTCGTTGCATTATTATTTACATAAGAAAACAACACACTATTTGCAGCGAGAGTCAGTCCATCACAAGATGTTGCAAGCTGAGGAAACACAGAAGCGTTAGCAGACGTAAAAGGCAAACCTGATATTCGCAAATCACCTGTACCTGTCCCACTACTCCACTGCACATACAACTCAATCTCAACTACACGGCCAATCTTGGTGTATCTGCCAACTCTGCTTGTATACGTTGCTGTACCAGCAAGTGTCGTACCTTCAATAGTTGGCGTCCAAGTCCCCTCCTCATAGTCGTCCAAGGTGTTGGCGTCGGATGAGGCGGATTGGGTTGCGGGGAAGGTGATGCCTGCGCCTGAAGATGAAGGGGTTGTATTCCCCACACCTATAGTGCTCTTTGTTGTGACCAGTCCAGTATTGTCAATCTGGAAGTTCGCACCAGACGCAGAGGTGACGCTCAATACCGACGTATTTGTATTGGCAGTTTTTGCAGAGTAGATGCGGAAAGTTTCGCCAGATCCGCTGGTGGCGGCATGATGGAACCAAAATGCGTTCTGGCTATCTGATTGATTGTTGTACCACTCGTAACCTTTATATTGGTTATTGCCACTGCCAACAGTTGTTCCGGTGGTGCTCCACTTAAACACGCCAGATGCTGGCTGCCACATTGGAGATGTGCCCAACAACAAAAAGCCAGTATCGTGCTCTCCGTAGGTTGATGGCACACCAACCCCTAATTCAACGCCTCTACTATTAACTCCATTAGCGCCAACAATTCTAATATAAGCGTTTGTCGCTGTAGCGGAACCTGTTGAGGTCTGGCCATAAAAGTAGGCAATACCGTCAGTTGGCGCCGTTGCACCTGCATTCTTGTGGATGTAAGACGCCCAGGTATTCGCCGTCGTGGATAGGGCGTGGAGTCTGTAGCTTGGCGAAGTGCCAATCCCGAGATTGCCGGAGGAGTCCAGACGCATCGACTCCGTGCCACCCTCTGCAAAAGCAATGGTGTCAGCAGCGGGAAAGAAGATGCCAGTGTTGAGGTCGTCAGACTTGGAGATGACTGGAGCCGATGCAGACCCGGCAGAACTGACTGCTAACTGACCACCGCTCGTGATGCGGGCGCGTTCAGTTGGGGTGGAGGCCCCATCGAGGGTGGTAGAAAACACCAATCTACCGGGCATGTCATTGCTGCCGGGAACGCCATCGACAAACGCCTCAATAGACGCACCGGCTTGCGCCAAATCTACGCCGTCATCACCAACAAAGTAAAAGCCACCAAGCAAATCATTATTATTGACAATGGTGCGCGATCCAGGGCTTGTGTTTCTGCTCTTGACAAGGTTTATTTGAGGGCCAGAAGCATTATTGGCGCCGTACGTAAAACTAGCAAGGCGATCAGTGCCGCTAGCAAATACTTGAACTTGAGGAGCCCCATTATAAGATGAAACACTAGCCGTTGTCCCAACAAGCAGTTGCCCGGTGTTCGTGATGCGCATCCGCTCTGTGTCACTGGCAGCATCTACATTGGTATAAAAACCCATGAATGTAGGAGAACCGACACCAGAGCTTGATGTAACCTGT